ACCAAGAATCACCACTTGGGTAAAAGTCTTGTAGTTCATCTTAAGAATTTGATTCTCAAGAAGTTCCTGATAATCCACACTCTTGGCATCCTGATCAATCAACTGACCATTCTTGTATATCTCAAACATTCGTGGACCAATTCCACGACGGACCATAAATTTATCAGATCCTCGCGAAAACTCAATCTCAACCACACAACCCTTTTCGTTTACCGAGTTTACCAGTTGAGGAATATTGATCTTACGAAAGGGTTTGCCAAACAGAGCAAAAGTAATCGAATCCAAGAAAGCAAAGGATTTACCACTACCATTATTTCCACAAATAAGAGTCGTGCTATTCTTATCAAGCACGATTTCGGTCATATTGTTGCCAAATGATCCAAAGTTTTTAAATCGTACCTTTTCAAATTTAATCATATTTTTAAACTTTCCATATAAAGATCACGAATAAGAGACTTCAGTTTTCCTTTGTCCAAGTCTCTTTCAATTGCGTCAACCTCACGATCAATCACACTCATTGTATCCTCTGTTTCGGTAAATTCAACTCCAGAAGATTTCTGATCAATTTGATCTTCAATCACAGAAAGATCTTGAATTCCTTTATCCCAAAGAGCATCTATAAATTTATCAAATACTTGTTGTTTTGATTTTGAACGAACAGTGACACGAATAAATCCGTGTTTTAGGTTTGTCTCACCAATGAACTTAGCGATACGTTTTACTTCATCTGGAGTAGAGTCATCGTAATTGAATATATGAAATATATTATTTGAATTCTCTATAAACTCCATCGTATCATTCACGGTGTCATAGACATGAAACCCCTTGGAGGAATACACATCAGAAAAATTAATCTGATATTGAGTACCAAGATAGTGAATGTTTCCCTGGGATTGCTTGATATGAAAATGCCCAGAAAGAACACGATCAAATCGCTTGAACATTTCTGTGGTAAATCCATGAGTGTGTTTTACACCCAGCACGACTTGAAACCCAACAATCTCAAAATGACCACCAATCATGCGACATGGGCATGTTGAAATAAAATCAATAACTTCTGTTTCGTTCTCCTTGGTCACCCAAGGAATTATTCCAAAACAAAAGTCATCAAATTTTAAAGTTGTAGGGTTTTCGTGTACTGTTATATTTTTATAACGGTCGGTTAAAAGTTCTTTGAGAGAATTCAAATCGTTTGTGTTACGAAAATATGTGTCATGATTTCCGATCGTGACATGTAACTTGATGTTCTCTTCATCAAACTTATTGATAAATCGTTTTCTGACCGAAGAAAGTGTATTAAAATTTACATACTTTCTTCGGTCAAAAAAGTCGCCAAGGTGAATGACTTCTGTAATATTATTTTCTTTTAGATAAGGAAAGAATTGTTTTTCAAAAAAGGTAAGAGCATTATCTAAAAAGAAAGGAGAATCATTTCTTGCCCCAAAATGGGTATCACAAATAAATGCTATTTTCACTTTCGCTTCCTTTTTTTCCTTTTCTTTTCCTTTGGTTCCATCTTCTGGATGTCATTTTCACTCAGGGAGAAATGCTTTTGGAGAAATTCACCATAGGAACTTACATCAGTATCCTTCTTCATCCAGTCTACTAGTTTACCATCAAGATCATTCAATTGTAAACATTTGTATTTAATATATGCTTGTTTCTTTTCTTTTTCTATTCTACGCAAGAAAGCATAATAAATTATCTGTGTAAAATAGGAGAATGGATTTGATGATTTTGCTGGATCAAAATTATGTGCGTAAAGTAGACAATTTTCTACACCATCCCCAATCATATCTTCCCTAAATGGGTAGTTGATGAAATTGGGTCGGTGTGATAAATGTTCAGCAATCTTTAGAAAACTTTCCGCAATATAGTCTGTCACAGGTGGGCGTTTATCTCCACAATTTTCTGCGTTCTTGACTAATTTTTTCCATTCGGTCATCGACTTACAAAACTTTTCGTTATCGATGTAATGTCTTAGTGTTTTTACTTCGTCTTCGATTTCTTTTTCGTCATTTTCTTTCATCAGGGTAATCCTCGTCACGCGACAAGTATAGCATGGAAAAACATTCTTTCAAGTCTTTTATAAGATTTTCAAGAAACTTGCTAACTTGGGCTTGACAGGTTTCGGGTTCCATGTGTATAATTTCTGTGTGGAAAGAAAAGAAGAGATAGGCTCTAACAGTTAGCTATAGTCATCTGACTTAGGATCTGGATTCCAATCAGAGAGCTTATTACCAAAATCTCCACGATCCTTTTCATCACCAGTGAATTTATTTCGCTTCTTAACTTCCTTGACCATATCAAGAAGAACCTTTGGATCTAATAAACCAGAAGTTACCATATTCATAATTGCTTCTGCTGGTATATAAAGTTGCATCATAATCATATGACGGTCTAATTCACTCTCATCAGTCATGTCTGGTGGGAGTATATTCTTTTTAGAACGAGATCTTTTTCTCTTTGGTTCTTTTGGAGCACGATCTGCTAAAATGTCATCTCCCCAGTCTGGAAGATTCTTTGATTGCTTGACTAACTCTTGTAAAAACATACCAAATGCATCAGCATCTTTTTCATTCATCTGAAGATCTGGTTTATTTTCTTCAACAGTTGTCTTGAAGTTTTCTGGATTGAATTCTTTTTCACTTTCCAGCTTGTATAAACTTTTTGTATTTTTATTTGGTTCAGTGATGAAAGTGACATGACTCATTGGTATTGAGACATTTTTATCATCTGTATTTACTAACCAATCATGTAGCGTAGTAACATCACAAGGATTGCCTTGATCATCAAATGATGAAATTACACGAAATAACATAGGTTGAAAAATTTTCACAGTTGATTCATTTTCTTCAAGAACCTGGCAAGCAATTTCTTCACCGCTTTTGAGTTTTAGAATTTTCAAATTCATTTGATAATCTCCTACAGGTTAATTTTTGTCTTCTTGAATGTAAACTCTTCATTAGTATATATGATTGTTCGCTCATCTAGATGACGAAGGGCATGATTGCGATATTTGCCCCAACTGAGATCGTCACCCAAATCAAACACGATAACTTTGTCCTTTGTATCTGATTTACGCAGTCCACGACCAATGGATTGAAGTACACGAACTACAGACTTTGAGGGTGAAGCAAATACTATGGCATGTATGTTTTTGATATTAATACCTGTACTACAAGTTCCATATGATGCCACAAGAACACTGTTGTTACTTTTATCAACAATCTTGCGAATTTGTTCTCGTTCCTCAATATCTGTTTTTCCACAGATCAAGTAGCATTCTTTTTCTCCACTTTTTGAAATTTGCTGATGAAGGGGAACTCCGTGCTTTTCAACAAAATTAAAAAGCACAAGTATGTTACCAGGTATCCGATTAGCAAGATTGGCAATAAAAGAGTTGCGCTTATTATTGAGAACCAACCATTCAATTTCTTCTTGATATTTGGCACGCTTAATCTCTTTCTTTTCATTCTCTGGGTAATTTAGTAATAGACATTCAATGTTCAACTGTGCCAAGACTTCTTTATCAATCAGTTCCTTGGTTGAAGTCACTTGAAATACAGGTCCAAAAAGACCTTCAAGAACAAGACGATGAACCTGTGTGCCATCTAGTGTTCCTGTGGTTCCAATTCTATAGTCACAGTTTTTAAGTTTAGTCATGATTTTAGTCAAGGACTTTGCCTTGAATAAATGTGACTCATCTCCAATAATGGCATCAAATTGTGAAAAATATTCCTCTGGTTGATCATATAGACTTTGCCATGTGGAAATTACTACTCGGCAATCTGTATGCTTTTCTTGTCCACCATATACCAAATGTATATGTTTTGCTATTGCCTTGCTGTTGGCATAATCTTGAAAGTCAGAGTTTAATTGTGTGACTAGTCCTGTGGTTGGCACAACAATAAGAATCTTCTTCTTTATCTTTTGTAAAAGTTCAAGCATGACCATGTAGATGATCAGACTCTTGCCACTTCCTGTGGGTGATATGAGAAGAGTCCTACGATTTT